CTCTTCGGCATGGCCGGTCTTCACCCAGCTTTCAGCATTCTTTTGATCGACTTGTTCCGGCACCCTATACGATTTCCCGATCAAGTACATCCCGCGCCCAGTGCCAAGCGTCTGTAACATTCTGATTCGTTTCATTTCAACCTCCCAGGTTGAAGGTCGGGGGCCGGTTGCCCAGCCCCCTTCCCTTGTTTCAATTTCCTGCCCAGGTCACGGAGTAATCTGGAGCATATAGAACTGGTCGCCACCACCGGATGTCATGGTTATCACATACCCGGCCAACTGGGCGCCATTTGTAGTGAGTGAAGCACCGTTGATCAAAGCACCGTCTGAGTTGAAATAGACGGCGCGGTCCGCACTGGCTGCGCCAGGGATCGCGCTCATGGCAGTACCGAAGCAAGGCCCCCAGGTCTGACCCCAAAAGTAGTAATCAGTGGTAACTGGAATCAGCGGAACGCAGACCATCGATGAATAGGCGCTGGTAGTGAACAGAATGTTTGAATAGGGGTTCGGCCAGATACTTACAAAAGTTGAAGCGGGAACGGCGATTGAAATCCCTTCATACAATACGATATGAACATGGTCATCGGCCGCAGCAGCAACCTCGCTGGACTTGATCTTGTGCATCTGATAGACGCCACTGACCAGGTCCATGATCCAAACGTAGCCATCTTTGTAATAGTTGACGGCCCTGGTATTGGTATCCTCGACGCGCAGTTCAGTTTCCCCGATGGCATAAATCTCAGCATAGGTATTGACGCCAAGGTCGGCAGTGCCATTGTGGCCTGCCTTCATCGCTACAGCCGTAGTTCCTTTGGCCTGGCAATAGCGAAAGACCCTGTCATCGATCTGGAGCCGGGTACCGATAGGGAAGTTCTGAGTAACACTCTGCGCGTAAACCGATTGCCATTGGCCGCCCGAAATGGGACCAGCCGAAAGCTGATGGCCGTCAATGCTCCCGGTCGATTTGAGAACCGGGATGTAGTGTGAGGTTGCTGGCAGCAAAAACGCAACCAGCAGTAATCCGATAAATATTTTTTTCATTGTCATCCTCCTTACGCAACTTCCTGCAGAATACGCAGGGCATCGGCGCGAACAACGGAACCGCCGACCCTGGTACTGGCCAGCAAGCCGACCATGCCAGCAGTGGCGTACAGTTCAACCAAGCGCTGGATAGTCATCCCCATACGGTCCAGGATGCGGTAACCAGCTCTCAGATCACCAAAGACAGCGACCTTCTGCAAGGTGCCATCTCCTACCTGCGGCATAGCGTCACAGTTGATAACGGGTCGGCCAAAGATAGTCGAAGGCTGGCCGATCGCCGGTGAAGGCTGCCACAGATAGGCACCATAACCGCCAGTCGCGGTTTCCCGCAATTTGGCAATCATCAATTCGGTCCCGGAGTGGATGATGAATGAACCATTCCTGCGATACTGAGCCGGGACCGCATACATGAGGTCCAGGATGTCGTCAAAGGTGACGGCACCGGCGGCGGCGTTGGGAACACAAGTCACTCCAGAAGCGGGCAGCAACATCCCCTCGGGTTGCTGATAGTCGTGGCCAGTGCCACTGACAAAGGCGGACTCTTCAGTATTAGCTTTCGCGCGGGCGAACGAATCAGCCAAGATGCTATCCAGACCGGCATCGGTATCCATCAATTCATCCTTGCCGATCTTGGTCAACCCTTCCAGGTCTTCCACGTAGGACCAGGCTTGAGTCGGGGTAGCATCGGTTTCAACCGGGGTTCCGCCGATTTCCAATTTGCCCCAGCCCATAGCAACCTCGGTCAGTGAGCGCCGACGAATACGATCCGTGGCGATAGTACGCACCATTGCATATTGGCGGATGACATTCAGTGAGGGAAGGGCGCGGTAAATTTCCGATTCGACCTCTTCGGTGATCAGGATTTGGCCGGTCGCATCGGCAACCAGGGCTTTGCGTTCGCACAAATACGCATCGGCTTTTGCAGTCAACCGCAAATGTCCGGTTTTCAGATACTCAAAAAGGCATTTCCTGTATTCCTTTTTGCCCTCGCTGTCTTTTTTTTCGTCGTGATCCACCTTGATTTCGGTGGCCGGCTTGCTGACAGCAGACTTCAGGGCTTGAATGTCGGGCCAGATTTTCTCTTCAAAGACTTTAAAGTCAGCCTTTGACATCTGCCCCTTTTCCATGAGCTCCAGTTTGGAGCGAAATTCATTGACGTTTGTTTGCAGTGCGTCAAACTGTTCTTTGATTTCAGGCATTGATTATTCTCCTTGCGATTTCATTCGCTTGTTTAAAACTTTCATTCATGCTGATTATTTTTGAGAGTATATCAGCGTCCTCTTGCGGCTCATTGGCTCCATTTTTAAGTGGGTCTTTGCCCGGCTCAGTCAGTGCCAAGAGTGCATTTATGGATTCACCCGCCGATTTAAGCAGCGGGATTTCCAGTTCGGTTGCTTTAAATTCCTTATCAGTCGTCCAGCCAATCAAGGTGCGATTTAAGATCTCAATGGTCAGCGGTATTGCCATAGCTTTTACATCCGTAACCACCGCACCGGGGCAGGCCTGGAAAACACAGGGAGAAATTTCCCAGAGCCTGATTTCCGCCAGATGTCGTATGTCCTTTTTAATCTGGTCGGTGACAGTTTGAAATCCAATAGATAAACCATTGATTGCACCTTGCTTCATCAATGACCTTTTTTCACGGGCACTTTGAACATCAAGATTAAGGTATCCTTCAACTTTTAGTCCGATGTTATCTTCTAAACCATAAATTATCCCAAGAGGCTCCATTGAATCGTGCGTCCAACAAAGCGGGAAAAATTTATTTTCTTTCAGGGTTTTTTTGAAAGCTCCCTTATCGACGGTTTCATTGTATGAATCTATTACACCAAAAATAGACGCATAGCCTCGAAACATCCCTGTTTCATCAGGTTCATCTTCCAAAGTAAATTTGTAGTTTTTTCTTTGATATGGATATTTGATCGATCCATCCGACAGGGGAATTTCACCCATCCTGTGCTGCAACCATTGATCCATTTCTTTTGTCATTATCATGTTAGTCTCCTACCACCGGATAAAGGGTGCACAAACAGTTGCACACGTTCCCGGCGTCACCCTTGGGATCTCCAGGGAAACCCATTGGAGTCCCGCCAATATTAAAATCAGCATCCAGTTTTACTTCATCCCCATCGGCCGCTATGTGATCATCTCGGCTGTCGGGAACGAACGAGCACATCCAGCCCTTCATATCAACAAATTCAGTTTCCCGGTAGCCTTCCTGTTGGCCGTAGTTATCGACTTTCGCCGATTCAGTACGGCTCCAGAGCTGGGCCTTATAAAGCGAAAAGTCATTGATCTTTTGGTAAAGCTCCTGAGCAAATTCATTGACGGTTAAATCCGCAGCTTGCGCGGATAGCAATTCATTATAAATCAGTTTCAGGTTCGTCTTAGTAACGGCAGTACCTGATTTAAAGATCATCTGTTTCAATATTTTTTCTTGTTCATCGGTCATTACAAACGTCCATGACGTGGGATCATCGGCCTTGAATTCGCCATCGTTGAACAGCTCGCCTTTCGTGGCCTGCATTCCGGCATTGCCTGCCCTGACAAAATTGTCCTTGTACCAAGGGGTAAGAGCCTTACCGTACTTTTTAACAGCCTCGTCTTTATTCAATAAGTGTTTTGGGTTGACCTGTTTTAAATCATTCACATTGGCCAACTTGCTTTTAATATCATCGGCCATGGACAATAAATATTTCTTTGCTATCTGTTCAAATGATTTCTCCCGGGCCTTGACGCGGGCTTCAAAAGTCAACCAGTATTGCTTTTTACGTTCGGGGACCATCCAGTAGCTTTTCTTTTCGATGCGCTTCGATTTATCTTCATCTTCGGGCATAGTATCGGGCGGTGGCTCTTCTGTTTCCGGTTCATCGGGCGGTGGCTCTTGTCCAGGCGTGAATTCAGCCAAACCAAAAGGCAGCATATAAATATCAAGCCCTGGTATTTCACTATAGCCGCAAGCGGCAAGTTTCTGGTTCCAGGTTGTCCACCATGCGCCAGCCATGCGAGCATAAGCTTCAGCCTTTTTCTCTTGCAGGGCCTCGACCTTATCCAAATCCCAGTCCAGTTCATAGTGAACCTTGTTGGCTACTTCGCCCTCCCTAATGGGTGCTTCAAACTTCGGGACCAGCCAGTTATTCAATTCATCCCGCAACCAAAAGGCCAGCGGCAGGATGGTCTCCATGTAAAACGCTTGCCGTGCTTCCTTGTAATTGGAATAGGTTTTATTTTGTGAATCCCCTATCAATTCGGCAGGAGTATTAAACACGCGGCAAATACGGCGCGTCGTGGCTTTGTCTAACTCAATAAAGTCAGCATCCTTCGGCGAAATGGATAGCTGCTTGTAATCGGTCTTGCCGTCAAGGACAATCGGAAAGCCCAGGCGATCCCGGTCCATATAAACAGCTTTAACAGAATCGTTGAATTCCTTTTTTTGATCCGGGCTCAGTTGCCGCTCAAACATAAACATCCCTGAAGGCCGCATATCGTTCTGCAGCAACTTTGTGTTTGTAGATGCGGCAGCATTGGCCATGTCGATGTAATTGGCTGCAACCTCAATCGGCGAAAGGCCGTAAAAGTCATTGGTAGGATGAAAGGTTTTAAGGTGCAAAACTTCATCGTTAATATAATCAGTCCCCTTTCCCCCCACGGTATACCGATACCCAGCTATGTGATTGTTTATATCCCCGACAAGGACCGTTGTCCGATCCGGGCGCAAAGTATAGAGTTCGTTCGGAGTTTTACCTGGGCCGTCAAGTACGCCCTCAATATAGGCATTCCCGGCAATGTCCCGATAGCGAATTACTGAATCGATGAAGGCAGTAAATCCCTGTTCTTTATTCGGGCGCTTTAAAATCCGAACGAGTGGATGATCCTCAACCTC